TAGAGGAAAACTTTTGGATCTTTGCTGATTCTGACGGTCATGAACACAATATGCTTGGTTCTGTGTTGGATTTTGGACCAGAAATTCCTGGTAATGGTGGAGCAATAGTTACTGCTCCGGCCGGAGCAGTGGTATCAGATGTATCCCTAGTTAATGGTTTTGGGTTTAAAACACACAAAATAACTGCTAATCTGGAATCTCAAAATGTTGGGCCAGCAGATGTATCATTAGTATCAGGTAATGGTCAGAGGGTCTCGGTTCTCAACGGAGAAGTGCTATCTGAAAATGCTGCGATAGGAGACTTTACGATCAATCGTAGTTATACTTTTGTTTTAGATGTTAAGTCCGGTTCTCCTGAGATTTTTGCGAAGAGAGGAGCACGTTCTCTTTCTGGAGATTTGCGTTCCAATTCCTCAACAACCTCTGGCGATACTCGACGCGTAAGTAATTCTATATCAGCTAATATTGTTTCTGATAATTGTGTCACTGAGATAATAGGTTCCCTTAAATGGTATGCGAACGGAAATATCGAATCGGGAATTTCTACTGCTTCGGGTAATGCTTCATATCATCAACCTCCCATCTCAGGTGATGTAGTATCTGAGGTTTCTACTGTGCAAGGTAGGGGTGGAGATAGAGTCACGGTTTCGGGTTTATGGTCTGCCTCTAATTCACAAGTATCTGGTGCGGGTATACGAAGAATGAAGATATCAGGTTCGGTTCAACCTGAGAATAATTCTTTGATAGTTGCCACGACTCAACTTATTCGCAAAGCGAGTATATCAATAGAACCTACAGAATCGTTGGTATCAGGCGTATCTGAAAGAAAGGTGGTTTCGACCAGTGCTTCTTTAGAATCTTTATCTTCTTTCACTTCATCGGAGACGGGGCGAACTGTTCGAGGATTCGGTGGTGTAAGTGCATCATCTTCGATTTTAAGTGCTACTGTAATTATAGGTTTGCCCTATATCACTATGGCCACCGGAGAATTGTATGTTGAAATGCCAGGAACGCTTTATGTTAGGAATGTCACAAAGTAACTTTCATTTCGCGTATAAATAAAAGCATAAGAAGGAACCTAGGAAATATAATGGCAGGATATAAACCAGATGAATACATCCTTGCCAATCCTTGGCCAGGTGGAGGGTATAGTTGGGGTGGATATGGAAACGAACCATTCATTCTCGAGGGATTCAACAATCTTCGTACTGCCGCGATAGCGATTAATGAAAACTTTGGACAGGCGTACGATAAAGAGTTTGCTGGACCGAGAGAATATCCAGGAAGAAAGTTTACCGTTGGAACAACAGGAGATCAGTCGACTCCACCAGAAATCGGAAAGTTTAATGTTGGTATGATAGCACCTACACCGTTTTCTGCCTCAACGGCAGGAAATATTCGGATATCGATAAAAGATGCTGACGGTCAGAGTATTTATGGATCGAAGGGGGATTCTTTGAATCCTGGGGGTGTTTACTGGAACGATGGAGGTATTTCTAGTTATGGCGCTTGGGTGAATCTAGAAACTCCAGTCAATCTAGAGTTGTATCAAAGAGATTTTAGTGTTGACGAAGGCAGAGGTGGCGTCGGAGGAATCAATAATTGGATTCTTAGAGGATTGTATTCTGGAACTATAGAGTTCGATACAGTTTATGTCGGTGAGCAGGGTATTGGTGGCGTAGAGAAAGGAACCTATTCATATCCTGGTAATGAAAATGTTAATGATCACTGGAAATTTGAGTGGATAAAAACTATCTTTAGTACTCCAGGAAATTTCGAAGAAGAGCAAGAATTTTATATTAATATAAAAGGTTTATGGTAAGGATAATTAGAGAATATAATGGCAATACCAATACAAAAAATAATTTCTAACGGCACGGTTGCAAACGACGGAACCGGAGACAGTCTTCGTGATGCCGCAACTAAAATTAATTCTAACTTTACAGATATTTGGTTTAACGATTATACTGAAAAGGTTAAACAGACAGGAAGGAAATTTTTAGTCAACAACCCTGCGTCTAATGCGAAACCTAGTCCTACATTTATAAATATGTCGGGTGTAAGTAGTGTTGCGGGGACTTTTGCTGATTTCGGTCTATATCTAAGGGCATCTTGGCAAGATAAGGACGGCAAAGGGATTTATACAACAAAAAATGCTACTCAGATTGGCGCTGTCTGGGTGAACGAAACAACTGAAACCACTCTTGAGATATATCAGAAAGAAGTTTCTTCTGTTGCTCGCCCTGGTACTGAAAACTGGATTCTTAGAGGATTGTATTCTGGAACGGTCGAATTTGAAACTGTCTATACTCTCGATCCGGCGAGTTTCACTGCCAATATAACAGATTGCTGGAGATTTAAACGCGACGCGACGATCTTTTATACGCTAGGAAATCTGACGGCAGGTGATGAATTATACATTAAAATAAACGGTTTATGGTAAAGGGTACTCGGAGAATATAATGTCAGCAAAAATCACAGATAAGTTAAAAAGGGATCTTTTAAAAGATCTTTATAATCAGTTCCTGGGGGAACCTGTAAATGGATCTATCCCTGCTATTCCAGCTGAAAACTATTATATCGGAATATCGAGATCAGAACAATGGGATTCTGCAGACTTGCCGCCTACACCTAATTCTTCTGTAGAAGATACTCTCGGATTTCAATCTTCTCTCCAGGCAATGAAGAAAGTTGAAGACGTTTCTTATGTTATTCCCAGATATAACTGGACAGCTGGAACCGTTTACACTCCATGGGATAATAATAATAGTTCTGATACAACAGTAGGTAGTCGACAAGATATTGCGGGACCTTCTTATGTAATTACAGATCAGAATAATGTTTATGTTTGTTTGCAACAAGGTATGACATCACAAGGTACAGTTAAAAGTTCTGTCACCAAACCTGGAGAGACCCCAGCAATCCCATCAGACCCTGAAACCACGGCCATTATTAACCTCCCCTTTGGCGGCACTTCCAGTGATGGATATGTTTGGAAGTTTATGTATAATGTCGGTACTTATAATTCTAGACGTTATCTGACTTCGAATTATATTCCTGTAGAACAAGTCCCTATGGCCGCAACTGATATAGGTTATAAAGCACCCGCAAACCTTTCCGCTTCTAGAAAACAGCAGTACTCTATACAAAAAACTGCCAGAGATCTCGCTAACAACGGCACTGCTGGACAGATTCTTGGTATCGCTGTCGTAAACGGTGGAACGGGTTATTCACCGTCTATCGGTTCAGCTAGCACTGACGGCACCTGGATTCGTATTTATCCTGATGGTCAAACTTATCCCACACATGCCTCGGCGAATGGTTTAGATGCTTATGCCTATGCCCTAGTCAATGCAGAAGGATCTATATATCAAGTTATTATGAAAGCAGACACCTCCACCAACGATTACTCTTTCGGGCGCAACTACAATGAAAATTGTTGGGTCGAAGTTGTAGACAAACGTGCCGACGAGCTCCGCACTGGCAAAGGAGCAATATTGCGTCCCATTGTTTGTACAGATGGACTCGGAATCGATCCAAGGAAAGACTTAAATAGTTCTGCTTTAATGTACACCACAAGACTTGTTGGTGACGAAGGCGGATATTTTCCTTCTTCTAACGTTGTAAAGAATAGTTACAGACAGGTTGGTTTGATAAGAAATCCTCTAGTAGACGCGGCAACACCAGTTACTCCACTTGTCGCACAACGTGCTAATGCCAGAAAAAAATTACAAGTAGTCTTTGGTGCTGGAATCGACACAACTAAGATCACTGAAAATATTTTAGTCAGTGGACCAGTGCCAACTGGAGCTACTGAATATACAACGTCCAGACAAGCAAAGGCAGTAGTCGATTATTATAAAGAGGATTCTGACGGTAGCGGTAACACTATCCACAATCTTTATGTTCACCAAACTATGGAGACTGGATGGCAAGGATTTCAAGCTGCTGACACGCTCACATTCTCAAAGATGACTGCCGATGCGAATGGCGACCATCAAAACGTTCCTGTAGGCGGAACCGTTACAACACTCAACCCAGCAACTCAACCTCTTTTACAATATGCTGACGTTGACAATTTCTCAGGTGAAGTGTCTTATATAGATAATAGGGCATCTATAGAAAGAGATAGCGACCAAACTGAAGATATTAAGATAATCGTAGATTTATAGGGAATAGACTAAAATGGCAACACCGTTCACAGATAAAACAAGTTCTACAGTCTATCATGACGACTTTAGCGATAGCGCAGGATTCCAAAAAATCCTGTTTAACAGTGGAAAGGCTCTACAAGCAAGAGAGCTGACTCAGTTACAGACTATGTTGCAGCGTCAGATTAGCAGAGCTGCTGACAACATTTTTATCGACGGTGCCGCAGTCGGTGATACTTCTGGTAGTGGACCCGACATCAGGCATTATGTTATAATCAATTCCCTGCCTGTAGGTATAACTGCTAAATCATATGTCGGGACTACTTTAAAAAATCCAGAGATCACAGGTGTTCATGGTGGACTCAGGTTCGAAGTTTCCTATGCCGAAGAAGAATATTCCGGAGGAGACAAAGCCACTCTATATGGCAAATACGTTTCTTCCAATCAGACCGATAATTCTAACACTAATCAAACTTCAGAGCTTACCTTTCTTCCTGGAGAAGAGATATCTGATGGACCTGCCCCGTTTGAGGTTGCGCCATCTGGAATCGGAAAAGGAGTTCTTTTCGGGGTACAACAATCGAACTTCTATACTCAGGGGCACTTTGTTTATGTTCCACAACAAGAAATTGTTGTTTCAAAATACAATACAACGACCGCTGTTGAGGTAGGATTTAAAGTCATACAAGATGTTGTGTCAGTAACAGACGATGTTAGTCTTTATGATAATCAGGGCAGTGTGCCCAACTTATCATCTCCTGGTGCTGATCGTTATCGTATTCGCATGACACTTACCACTAAAGATAATATTGTAGATGGCGATGAATTTGTAACTTTCTCTAAAATCAAAGGCGATAGAGAAATAACTAAAAAAGAATCGGACGATGGATTCAATCAAGTAAAATCTTTGGTTGCTAAAACTTCGTACGACACAAACGGAAACTTTATTGCCAATCCTTTTGGTATACGTTTTCAGGGAGGAGATTCTGATGGCGCTCTTAGAATGACCATCGGACCTAGGAACTCCAACGGACCAGCCACTGCTTTCCTTGATGGATATAGATTATCCTTTATGAGTGATTCGGATTACTCTGTAACAAAACCTGTTTCATTTACGACATCCCCTTTTCAGTCGACCGCTGTATCATATGGAAATTATGTTAATGCAAAACCTCGTCCATCACCAGCGTCTCCCGCGGCCGGAGGGGACATCGGTAACTTGGTGGCAGCAGATGATATATATCTGCAACAAAAATATTACCTGCGCAACAAGGTCACAGGTGTAGTGATCGGATCCGCGCGGATTAAACAGTTATTTAGATCTCAGAATGCTGCTGAAGGCACTCGAATATACCTTTATGATATCAAAATCAACTCTGGTCAACAATTTCGTGACGCCCAATGGATTTCTAAAATCGACACGGCACCATCTGGTGGTGCGCCGACTACGGCCGAGCTGGGAACATACATAGAATTAGAGCGAGATGATGCTGCTGCTGGCGGCACGACCCAAAACTTGGGACTTCAAATTAAAGGGACTGCAGGAAATAATAGTTCCCTTTTTAGAATCCCCGGACCTCGTGGCAAAAATCTCTCAAATGTCGGGATGACTGTACAACGAAGGTTCCAGGAAACTGTTGCGGTCTCACCTGCGACATCGATTCAGATTAATGATCCTACCACTGGTGCCGTCTTTATAAGTCCAGCGCAGTGGATCATTGTTAATACCACTGACAGAACTCTTGTATCTGGGTCCACTGGTGTTGTTGCCACACCGGAAGCTGGCGGCACCGCTACTATCACTGGACTTGTAGCAGGTAAATCTTATACTGTTTTTGCTCAGGTTGTTATTCCAAATACTGTCGAAACTGGAGGAGCTATACCCCCTGGTCATAGCTCTCCGAAGACAAAGACGCTTACCCGAGCAACAGTGACTTTCTCTGCTGAAACCGACGTAAACGCAGACTTTATCACCACACTGTATGATGGAGCAAAACTTGTAAGTGTCACTGCCGGAACAGAAGATGTCACTCGACAGTTTACATTCGATGGAGGACAACGAGACAACTACATCCAACCGATTAGACTTAAACGTGCCGGATATGTTAGTAGCACCGTTGGTATAACCGTAGTCTTAGACTACTTTGTTTGGGGTTCCACCGGAGATTATTTCTCGGTGAATTCTTATCAACTAAACGCTGTAGCTACGGCTACAAATCCAGCATTTTATTATTCTGATATCCCTACGTTCGTTTCTCCTCGCAACGGAAACACTTATAACTTAAGAAACTATATAGATTTTCGTCCCAAGATGGACCCTGCGCTATCTGTGATGGCATCGGCAGACCGTATCCCTCTCCCAAGAAATAACGCTATTATCGCATACGATGCAGAGTTTTATAACCAGAGGACTGATCATATTGCCCTTGGATATGATACAAAAACCTTTGAACCACAAATAAGAATCAATAAAGGTACAGAAGCAGTTACGCCCTTGCCTCCCACGGTTGCAGAACAAGAAATGGTTTTGTTCTCTGTATCCTATGGAGGCAATACTACAGGTCCAACAGATATTTCTGTGAGGCCTCACAGATATAAAAGATTCACTATGAAGGATATATCACGCCTCGAAAATAGGTTAGGACGACTTGAAGAAACTGTCTCTCTTACTGCACTAGAAGCATCAGCAGCAAACCTTATCGACGTCGACTCCGATGGAATTGTTCGATCAAAGACTGGATTTTTTGTCGACGACTTTTCTAGGGGTTTTGCTTATACTGCTTCCTCCGGAGATATTGCCACTGGAGACAACAGTAGCTTACGGTGGCATGAGGATCCTGCGTCATGCGGAAACTCTATACTCGGCACAGGACCCAGCGATTCACCCTCATGGCGGATATCTCCAAAGAGGGCAGATACACCAATCAACATGAATATAGATGCTAGCCCATATGTAGGAATACCAAGTGTATATAATCGTATACAAACAAATAGCGCAGGGACTCCGAATTCTGACTATATCATTAAGGGTGATACAGTTCTATTAAATTATACCGATGTCCTCGATCCTTCGCTTGTAAACGAAGTTATTTCCTGGAAAGATGGCGCAGATTACAACGGATCTGGTTATTATAATGTCAACCCGTTTAACGTCTTTACTGGTCTTGGAGTTCTTAAACTTATGCCAAACAAAGACAGTTACACCGATATTGTTCATCTTCCTGATATTTATCTTCCTGGCGTTGTTGATAGGGACGCTGGGACTACATATACATCAACCCAAACTACGAATCCCGCGAATGGTTTTGACGATAGAGAGTCTTGGACTGTCGAAGAAGGAGACTTGCGATTGAGCGACAACTGGCCTCGTCTTCCCCCCAGATGGGGCAGCAGACCGATGCCGGCTAGAGAGGAGATAACGACTTCATCGGTGCGCACCGTTGAACTCACTGGCACTGAAGAAGAAGTTTACGGTATTCCTTGGATGAGGCAAAGATCTATATACTGCAAAGCAACTGATCTTCGCCCAAATACCAGATACTGGCCTTTCTTCAATAAGGTCAACGTGAGTCAGTTTTGTTACAAACTTGAAAAGGCAACTTATAACACTGCCATGGCAAATCTTCTGTGGGATAAAGTTCCTGAACAATCCACCACTGGACAGATAGTCAATCCGGGCAGAAACGGAGAAACGCAAAGTTTGGTTACTGACGCAGACGGAGAGTTATATTACAATTTCTGGTTACCTAACAGTGCTTCAGTCGCGAGCGTTGCTGGAGGATTCTCTACATTCGATGAGTGGAAAAATTGGACAGTAGAGCAAACCAATCTCGCTGCTCAATACGGGTCA